ACTTCGTATGATGACACACAAAAACTAGATTTACAAATGCCACAAGTAGGTAGATGGCTACCTGGTTATGGTTTTGCTGTATGGGTTATTAGAGAGAAGAAAGGACCTGATGGTACGCCATATCCTTGTGCAGAACTGCGTGACCCTTACAACTGTTTTCCTGGTTACTTTGGTGCAGATCAGCAACCAAAAGAAATGGCTATTGTTCGTAGAGTACCTAAAGAATCACTTGCACAGGTTTATCCTAAGTATGCAGAAAAAATTATGGCTAAAGATGGTTATGAAACTAATGCACTAGGTATAGGTAATGCGTATGCTTCTGCTTACACAGATTCTTACAATGGTTCTTGGGCTAACTCAAATGGCGAAGGTGACTTAGTAGCAGAGTATTATAACGAAGAAGGTACATACATTTTCCATATGACCTCTGGAACTATACTTGACTTTATACCTAACCCACTAGATAGTGGTCCTGCGTTTGTTGTAGCTAAGAAATTTGCTTTTGACAGATTACAAGGACAGTATGACCAAATTATAGGACTTATGGCTTCTATGGCAAAGATTAATGTTATGTCAATAGCTATGGAAGATGCAGTATTTACAGAAACAAACATATCAGGTGAGATAGAATCAGGACAGTATCGTAAAGGTAGATTTGCTGTAAACTATCTAGCTCCAGGTACACAAGTCAGTAAACCTGCATCAAATGTACCTTATCAAATCTTTCAACAAATAGACAGAATAGAACGACAACTACGAGTAGGTGGTTCTTATCCTGTATCTGATGATTCACAAAGCCCACTTAGCTTTGCAACAGGTAGAGGATTAGAAGAATTAGGTGCAAGTATGTCACTAATGATTAGAGAATATCATACAGTTATGGCTGATGCTATAGAGATGATTGATTCTAAGAGATTAGAGTGGGATCAGAAAATGTATGGTGGTAAAGCTAAAGACCTATCTGGTTATTACAACAATCAGTTCTTTAGTGAAAAGTATGACCCAGCAAAAGATATACAAGGTGCATACAAGACACGCAGAGTGTATGGTGCTATGGCTGGATATGATGAGCCACAGAAAATTGTAACAGGGCTGCAATTATTACAGGCAGGTATCATAGACACACAGACATTACAAGAGAACCTTGATGGGTTAGATAACCTTACAACTGTAAACAGTAGAATTACAAAAGAAAAAGCAGAGAAAGTTTTATTTGATTCTTTACTAGCACAGGCACAACAAGGTGATCCTAAAGCAACTATGGCTGTTATACAGATAAGAAAACAACCAGATGATATGCAAAGTATTTTAGATAAGTTTTACACAGCAGAAGAACCTGCAATACCTGAAGCAGAACAAGAATTGCTTGGAGGAGCTTCCCTACCACCACAGGGTGCTCCACCAGGCATAGCACAGTTATTACAAGGTATGGGTGGATAATGTCAATAAACAAACAGTTTGCAGATATTGTACATAACTCTTTATATGATGTTGATGAATTGTGTGATGATATTTTATTAGAGGAAGAAGTATTCCAACCTAGAATGTTTCAAGATCAAATGCCACCATTAGTGTTTCCATTTGGTTATATGATTATCAGCTCAACTTTTATGTATTATGATGATGAGGAGCAAGATGGCAACGAGGAGTAATAGCAATAGAGGTACTAATAGGAGAGCTTTAAATGTACCACCTGCTGCTAGAAATTTTAACGATAACACACAAGCTGTTCGTAGAATACCTGGCGTAGAGTATGGAGAACAAAAAGCATTAACAGAACAACAACAGGCTGCACCATTACCTAAAGATTCAATGCCACCAGCACAACCTAGACCTATGCCAAATGTAGATGTATTTGGTTCAACACAAAGACCAACAGAACCTGTAACAGCAGGATTAGATTTTGGTCCAGGACCAGGACCTGTGCAACCACCACAACAAAATGTAAATGATTTGTTATATCAAATGTATGCTATTACAGGTGATACTGCATTACTTCAGTTGGTGGATTTTGACTAATGGTCATTAAAAATTTTGGTTTTGATGATGACTTGTTTGATGACAACTTCCAACAGGAATTAAAAACTAAACAAGATTTATCTCCAGTAGTTTCACAAGAGGAAGCTGAAAGAGCTGCAAGTATTGCTAATGCTTATCCAAATTTACCAGGAAGTGTTATAGCTGCTGCTGCAAAATTAGGTATAGGATTTAATGACAATAGATTAACTGATATTGCTAAAAAAGTAGAGCTACAAAAAGAAACTGCATTTAATAAAATAAAAAGATTTGTTGGAGAAAATCCATTAGCTCAACAAGTTCAAAATAATAGATTTTTTCAAGTTATAGGCAGTCCTATAGATCGTATAGTAAAACCAGCAACTAGAGGTTTAGTTACAGGTTTTGTAGATATATACGAAGCTATATTTCCTGCATTAGCCAGAGCAGAAGAATTACAAGATCAAAACCCAGATATGTCATTTAGTGATGCTTACAAACAAGCTATAAAAGGAACATTAAGAACACCACAAATATTAGAAGCAATAAGGTCAGGTGAAAATTATGATATGGGTAGAGGTTGGTTAAAACTATCTACTAATCCTTCTGATACAGATGAATATAAAAGATTAGTAGCAGCAGGATATGACCCTATTGAAGCAAGAGAAAGAGCATTAAAATTATTAGGAACACAAATAGATGTTGAATCACGAGAAACAGCAGAAAACATTGTACAGTTCCAAGGTGAGTTAGGTCAGCAATTTAAAAACGCAGGACTTAATCCATCTGTATCTCCTGGTAGAAAAGTATTTCAAGAATTAGGTTTGTATGAATTATACGAACCAGGTACTAAACAAGCACAATTTGCTACTGGTGCATTAGACTTTGGATTTCAAATAGCATCACCAGAAAACTGGGCAACATTAGGTTTAGGAAAAATAAAAGAAGCAAGAAAATTATTTCAAGTTGCAGAAACATTAGATGATGCAGGTGTAATTACTAAAGGTATAAGAAGCACATTTCACGGACCAACATTACAACAATATCTTGCAGGTAATAAAGGTAAAGATTTTAAAAAGTTATTATTTGAAAATGCAGACAACCCTTTTGAAATAATAACTCGTACTAAACAATCTATTACAGATGCTAATTTTTATGCAGACCTTAAAAAATTAATTAAAGATGAAAACTTAACTACTTATGACAAACGAGCAGAAGTAGCATTAGACAATTTTTTGTCACAAAAAGTAATTAAAGATGGTTTAGATAAAGCAGAAGGTGTAGGATCAGCAAGGCTTATAGAAGCATCTAATATGTATGTACCAGAAGTTATTAGAGGTAATGGTTTACAAAAACGACTGCAATTATATTTTGCACCTTCTTTTGGTAGATTAGTAGATGCTAATGACCCTGCCTCTGCACTAAAAGATTTATATAGATTTGGTTTACAATCTAAATCGTTTTTAAAAGGAACAGCAGAAGGCACTAATTTAGCAAATAAATTATTAAATAATGCAATAGATGCTTATGGTAAAGGTGGTGACATAGGTGCAAGTTTAAACAAAGTAGTAGCTGATTGGTTAGAAAAAGATATGTATACAGCTTTAATAACATCTGGAGTTAATGAATCTGTTGCAAAAGCAGCAACAAAAATAACTAGAGATTTTGCTGATGATGCAGATATAGCTGCAAATATGAATAAAGGTGTATATGGAATAGATGGTCAAGGCAATAAATTTCCCATTAACGAAGTATTAAAAGCTAATGGTGTAGACCTAGAAACTGCTAATAATGTATCAAGAGCATTATTTAGTACACAAATTAACAACACAGTATATTTACCAGAGTTAAACAAAGTTATAAAAGCATCTAACCAAATGACTAAAAATATGCGTGGTAATATGACAAAACTTATAGATACAGTTGGTGGAGAAAAATCGGAATCGTTTGTAAGATTTTTAGATTGGTACAACTCTGATATATTTAAACCACTTGCATTGTTAAAACCAGCTTGGACTGTAAAAGTTATTGGCGAAGAACAAATACGACTTGCATCAAGAGGCTTGACATTTGCACCATTAGCACCAATACAAATAATTGCAAGAGTATTTGGTAGAAGTGTAGGTACAGGAGAAGGTGGCAAACTTAGAAAAGGTGTAGATCCTTTATTACCTAGCGAAGCAACAGGTGGTTCTTTTGCATCTGATTTAGCTTATTCAGATTCTTTGACAGGTTTAAACAATGTTAGAACTATGAGAAGAAAAGTAGTAAATCCTGGTAGATGGAGAACTGTAGGTAAAGGAGAAGCTGATTACAACCCAGCAGTTGTTAGAACTATATATCAAATGATAAATGATGATGTAGCAGTAGATATAGCAAAAATAGAATCTACTACCTTACCACCTTTAGCAAAACAAAAAATGTTTCAAGTATTAGCAGACAAACTAAAAAATGGTAGTTACAGAACTAGATTGGAAAAAGTTGTAGGAGAACAATCTCACCCATTTCACAAAGCATTAGATAGTGATGAAGTTGCTTTAGAGTATGTTTATTATTTAAGAGCTAATGTTAATCAAGGCTTAGGTGGCAAAGTTGTAGCAGATGAAGCAACAAGTGCATTAAATTGGGTACAAGATACTGCTAGTCAGCAACTATTAGAAATGGTAGCTAACAAAGGTAAGTTTGTAACTACTAATGGCAAAAAATTAGATTTTCTTGCTACTGCTGCTATTGCTAAAAGTAAAGCTAAAACAGAAAAAGTTAAAAAGAAATTAGGTGATAAAGATTTTGATAGAATTGCTGATGATTATATAAAAGGCAAAATATCGGATCAAGATTTAAATGCTATTGCACCTTTATTTAAAGAAGCACAAGATGATTTAGTAAATTCATTTTTAGGAACATTTTATGATGACTTACCTAGTATCACAAGAGGATATGTAGACCCTACATTTAAAGTTGAAGGATTATATGAAAAAACTATTAATAATGCTTTTCAAGTTTTAATGTCAGTACAAACAAACAAGTTATCACGATCACCTGCTTTCAGAAGATTGTACTGGAAACGAGTATCAGAAACTATTGAATTTTTAGGTAAAGATGCTAGAGATGAAATGGTAGAAATTGCAAACAAATCATTAAAAGAATTTACAAAGTTTGACCCTGTATTAAATAAATATTTAAAAAATATAAACAATGCTAAATATTCAGGTCCTGCTGAAGCAATTACAGATGTAAACCTTTATGACAAAATGATTGCTTCAGATGCTTTAACTCAAACAAAAAAACTACTTTACGATATATCAGAACGAACAGTAGTTGGTGACTCACTTAGATTTGCATTTCCATTCCTAGAAGCATATTTAGAAATATTTAAAACTTGGTCAGACATTACAAATAAAGCAGGTGGTAAAAACTTAGTAAACCTAAACAAGCTAGTGCAAAGTGGTACTGAACCTAATCCATTAGCAGACCCAACAGGTCAAAGAGGTTTCTTTTACACTAATCCTGTTAATGGTCAAGAAGTGTTTGCTTACCCAGGCACAGGTCTTATACAAAAATATATGTTTCCAGAACTACAAGATACAGGTGTAGAAGCATCATTTCCTGTGTATGTATCATCTATTAACTTAGTAGCAGATGTTGTACCAGGTGTAGGTCCTATTATTAGAGTTCCTGCAAGTTATTTAAGAAAAAACTTTCCAGAAGATAGTTTAATTAATCAATTTATATTTGGAGAATTTACACCACCTAAAGGCTTTATAGATGGTGCTGCACCATTTCCTGCTTGGCTTAAAAAGTTTTATCAAGCATATCAAAAAGGTGGAACAAGCAACCCTGAACTAAACAGATTATTTAACAATACTGTTATAGACACATACAAAGCATTAATATATGCAGGTGCTATTGATGACAGTACACCAGAAGGTGCAGAAGAAGGATTACAACTTGCAACTAATTATGCACAAAAAATATTTATTATTAGAGGTGCATCACAACTTATAGGACCAGCAGGTGCTGCTTCTCCATTATGGTCAGTTACAGAAAAGTCAGGTAAATCTTTATTTATAGAAGCGTTAGCAGATACATACAGAGATTATAAAGCTGCTGCTGATGGTGATGATTATGGAGCAACACAGAGATTTATACAAGAGTTTGGCGTTGATCCTACTGCTATGCTGACATCTAAATCTAGGTCTGTAGTTGCTAGACCCCAAACAGTATTTAGTGCTGAATGGGCAAAGGATAACAAAGATTTGTATGATGACTTTAACTCTACTGCATTTTATTTAACACCAACAGATGTAGATAATGAGTTTAGTTATGATGCTTACCTTAATGCACTAGAAGAAGGCACACTAGCACCAAGAACACCTGAACAATGGATATTAGCTAAGAACAGATTGTTAGGTTCTATTGCTTACGAAAACTTTTTGCGTAATACAAAAGTAGGTGGAGTAACCCTTATGAATACAAACACTAAAACTGCACAGTTACTAAAATGGACAAAACAATCACAGTTAATGCAACAATACTGGGGTTATGGACAAGATGCAGGTTTTGAAGTAGATAAACCAGATACAGACTTTTTATTACAAGAAATGGGTGGTCAAACATATTTGCCAGATCGTACATCTAGTTTTAAACAAGGCTGGATAAAAGCAGACTATACACCTATAGATAAACTTAAAGATAATAATGCTGCTATTGCATATGGTAAATACAGACAAGCATATGACAAGATTGTTGCAGAAGGTATTAAGAGGGGATATGCACCATCATCTATAAGAACTAACAGAGAATTAGTAAAAGCAAGACAATACTTACGAGAATTAGCTACTAAACTAATATTAGAGTACCCTGAATTTGGTCCTCTATATAACAGTATTTTAGAAAATGAACTAAGAGAAGAAGTATCAGACTTAGAATTATTAGGTATGTAAATGAACGATATAGATAGATTTATAGAAGCATTAATAGAACAAGACACCCTTCCAGGTACTAATTCTAGGATAAATGAAGATGTTATTTCTGAAATGAAAATGATGACATCTGTTGAAGATATAAAAGCATATGCAATAGCTACTGTTGGATTAACAGGTGGACAAGTAAATAACGCTTTAATTAATTCAGGTTTAGATGCAGGTGCTGATCCATTAGATGACATATCAGGTTTATTTGGTTTTGGTGCAGAAGCATTACCAGGCATTATTGGTGGTTTACCTAGTAGCTATACACCAAGAAATCCTGCTGACACAGACTTTTATAGAGAAGGTGATGAATATAATATCTTTGCTAATTTACCAGTAGAGGACTTATATGGATTACAGGCTAGATTAATACAAGGTGGTTTGTTAGCTAGAGGTGGTTTTACACCAGGTGACTTTGATTCTGCTACTGCTAGTGCTATGAGATTAGTATTAGGCAGACAAAACAGAATGGGTGTTAAGTCTGGTGAAAAAGATATTGCTTGGAATGAAGCATTACTTTTGTATCAAAATGAACCTTTACCTAGCGGAGAGGAAGTATCAGTATTTTTACCACCTGATTATTCAGAAGTATCTACAAGAATTAGAAATTTATTTACAGAGAATTTAGGCAGACAACCTAAAGGTTATGAGTTAAAATTATTAGCAGAACAGTTTTATGCAGATGCAACATTACAATCACAACAACAATCAGAGTTACAAGAACTTGCATTAGGTCCTACTGTTGAAGAACTAGAAACAGGTAACATAGGAACTAAAGACATACAAGGAGTTGTTGCAGAAACAGGATTACAAGAAGTATCTCCTACAGGTAGATTGTATGAAAACTTTAACAATTTAATACAAAAAGAGAAAGATAGGTTACAAGCTAATGCTGATATTCAAACAACTGGTCGTAATATGCTTGGTACTATCCTCGGTACAAGGAGATAGCGTGGCTGAATCAAGAGAACTACAAGCATTTAGATTAGCAATAGCACTTACAGAAGGTGGTGGCAAAATAGATTACACACAAACTAACTCTGAAGGTGCTGTAGGTGCGTATCAATTTTTAACAGAATTTTGGGATTGGTATTCATCAGGTGCTGGTTATCCTGGTGCAGACATAAACGATCCTAGAGCACAAGATGCAGTTGCTAGATATTGGTTTAATAGAAATTACAATGATTTTGGTTCTTGGGAACTTGCAGCTATTGCACATTTTGCAGGAAGAACTACTGCATTTGAAGCTAAACAAAATGGCATAGAATCAGTAATGAATATTAAAGATAGTACAGGTACAACTATTGGAGATTATGTAAACAAAGCTATGCAACATTACAGAGAACAAATAGAACTTTATGGAAAAATAGATAAAGATATTGCAGCTATGAATTTACCAGATTATGGTCAAGCTGGATTTAGTGGCACATACAAACCAGAAGAAATAGTTAGTAAAGAAGCAGCAACAGTATTAGATGTTATAACTAATGCTATGAGTGATAATGGTAGAAAAAAATTTCCTATGAATACTAAAGGACAGTTTCAATCACAAGTACCTAAACAAGCAGGTATGTATGAAGATTCAAAACTTATTACGCAAGTTAGAAGGGATTTGTAATGGCTTATAACTTACTTGGACAACAAGGACCTAAAGGAGATAGAAACCCTGATCCTAATTTAACAGATGAACAAGCAACATATCTTTACGATAAACCACCTGGACAGGGTGAAAACAAAGGTTTAACTGGTGCTGGTAAACCAGTAGATGAAGCAGATGTACAACAAAAGTTAGCAAATGTATCACAACCACCTACTACACAACCACCTACTACACAACCACCTACTACACAACCACCTACTACACAACCACCTACTACTGGTGTAAAAACTGGTAATCCTATAAAAGATTTACAAACTATTTTAAAAAATGCAGGTTTTGACCCAGGTCCTATTGATGGAATAGTTGGTCCTAAAACTAGAGCAGGAGTTGAAAGTTACATAAATTCTTTACCAGAAAATATAAGAATGTCTGTGTATGAATATTACAACAATCTTTTAGGAAATATAAAAAAACCTAAAAAAACTCCTTGGTGGAAATCTTTAGGTTACGACACGGAAGCAGAAGCTATAAAAGATGGTGTAACAAGTGTTCCAACCACAGCTCCAAAAACAAGCACTTGGTTTGAAATTTTAGGATATGATACAGAGGCTGAAGCTGTTAAAGATGGTTTAAGTCCATCTAGTGTAGTTAAAGATTGGTGGAAAAAATTAGGATATGACACAGAAGATGAAGCTATTAAAGATGGTGTAACTGGACTACCTAAAGATTTTATAAAAAATATAACTTCTGGACCACAACCTATTGAAAATTGGTGGAGTAGTTTAGGCTATAATTCAGAAGATGTAGCAATTAAAGATGGTGCAAATCCACTAGATCTTTTAAATTCAAATATATCAACTCCAACATCAAATAAAAGTTTTGCTGAACTTGTTAACGAAGCGTTTGCAGGTGCAGAGTCTATGCCTTCTGATGCAACAAACTATGATGTGGACCAATTAAATAAAGAATTAGGAATTACAAACACAGCATTAGGTTCTTCAATCCGTAGAGGCTGGGAAAGAGCTATGCGTGGTGATTTAGGTGCTAATGAATATATACAATTAGTAGAAGATGTCAATAAAGCTATAGCAGAATATCAAAACCCAGACAATTCTTTAGCCCAAAGAGCTGGTGCTTTTTTAAGAAAAGGTGCTATGGGATTAGGGTTTTTAGGTCGTGGCGTTGGCTCAGTGTTAGAGGAAACATTTGGTGGTCTATTTAATGCAGGTACTGATATATTTAGAGCAGAACCAGGTGGAGTTGGAGATGCTTTTTTTGATGCTTTAGTAGGTGCAGATCAGGGTACTAATACTTTATCAAATTGGTTTAATACAGTAAAACCAGGATTTAGATATGATTCTGCAACTAATAAATTTTATGATATAAGAACAGGTAATGTTGTAACAGCAGAAGAAGCATTAAGCCAACCACCTACAACGCAACCACCAGGTGGTGCTCCAGGTGGTGGAGCAGGTGGTGCAGGTGAAGGACCTCTGTACTGGGGTAGATATGATAGTGGTTCTTGGGCTACTTCTACAAAACCAGGTAAACCAGAAGGATTTAAATGGGCTTGGGAGCTAGATGAGTTTCCAGATAAAAATGAAGATTTATATACATCAGATAAATCTATTGATGAGATATTAGATTTAGTTGGTGAACCAGAAGTTATAAATATAAATAATCAAATGATTACTTTATATAAAAGAGGTGAAAGTCCTATAACTGTTCCTGCTACTGATGCAGGTCAATATTTAAGTAGAGGCTGGAGCACAACACAACCAGTAGAAGGTGGAGTTGTAGATATAGCAGTAGAAGATACAGAAGAAGAAGTAGGACCAGGACAAGTAGTATCTGATAAACTGAACGAGTTTAACAATGTACCACAAAACTCTATATTGATAGAAGCAGGTGGACAACTCTTTTTAGGTTACGAAGTACCTGGTGCTTATGGACAAATGTACAATGGTAATCCAATATTTATGTTGTATGAAGTATTAGGTAATGATGTTTTTGAAGCAGGAATATTAACAGAAGGTGCAAGTCCACAGATAAATGTATCTCTTGGATCACTAGAAGATTTAAACCAATATGGCATTATTGTCGGTGGCACAGATGAACTAACAGATGATGTAGAACACCCATTTATTAGATTTACAGAAAACTTTGAAGCTGGTAAAAGAGTAAACCCTTGGCTTAATGACACAGAGATAAACCCCAACACAGGTATTACTTATCAACAAGAAGCTATAGAGTTTTTAGCAGAACAAGCATTAGAACAATGGACACCAGAAACTACACAAGTTAGATACGAAGGTTCTGACTGGTATAGAAAATCTACTACAGCACAAAAGACTTGGCTTACAACATTACTTACACAACCACAACAAGCTAATCAAGATATACAAGATAAGCAGATAGAAGTTAAGATTGCTATGGAAGCAAATGGTATTGCAAGTCCACCTGATGCCTTAGTTAATTGGGTAGCAGAGAAAGCTGTAACAGGTATGTGGACACAAGTTTATACAGATCAACAGATAGCTTTACTTGCTGACCCTTACAAACCAGGTACTAGAGATACAGGTATGGTGAACTTTATAGAAGGTGTAGGCGTAGGTACATTAGATAGATTGACTGTAGGAGAAAAGACAGTAAGAGATTTATATAGAAGATACTTAGGTCCATCACTTGGTAACGCTAGTGATACAGAGATTGCAGAAAAAGCAGGACAACTAAGGTCTAATCCTGATGCAGAAGAACAACTTAAAGCATATTTAGAACAACAAAGACTTGCTATGTTTGGTAATTATACAAATCCTACTTTGACTTACAATGATATTGTGCAACCTTATAAAAACTTAGTCAATCAAGTGTGGGGTCAAGAAGTAGATGAAACACAAGACTGGTTTATAAAGATGGTACAAGACAATGACATAGAGAAAGCATATACTACATTGAGAGAAAAAGGTATAGACCAAGGTATAGAAAGAGTGCAAGACCAAGCGTTAAATGATTTGCAAAGAAGCATAGGGCAAGGACAGATTGCACCACAATTAGGAGCTAATACATAATGGAAGAATTGTTACAGAAAGCTAGAGCATTATATCCAGGCTTACCTGATAGTTTTATACAGTTGTTTGTAGGCTACTGGGAAAGCACAGGCGATCCACAACAAGCTATTAGCCAGACAAGACAAGACCCTAACTATGACAATATATTTCCTGGTAACAAAACAGAACGAGGACAGATTAGATATGATGAGGTTACTTACTTCGCATTAGAAGATTCGTACATAGGTACACTTGCAGAGTATGGCATACCTAGAGCTACATCACTAAATATATTACAAGATAGATTTGTTAGTTTATTAGAAAATGAAGTATCTGCTAATGAGTTTCAACAAAGAGTTGCAGCAGTATATCGTGGCATACAAGAAAATATACCACAAGTACAACAATTTTATGCTGATAACTTTGGTATAGACCTAGATGAACAGTCAATATTCTTAGGTGCATTAGACCCTACTGTAGGTGAAGATATTGTTTCTGGTAAGATTACAGCAGCACAGATAGGTGGAGAAGCAGCTAGAGCAGGATTTACTATATCACTAGAAGAAGCACAGAGAATACAAAGATCAGGATTAACACAAGCAGAAGCTAGAAGATTATTTACACAAGCACAAACAGAAATACCTAGAATACAAGAACTACAAACTAGAGAAGGTAGGCAACCAGCAGAACAGTTTGGTTTAGAAGAATTTACAGAAGCTGCTGTGTTCCAAAGCCCAGAAGAACTAGAAGAAATACGAAGATTAGAAAGAGAAGAACAATCTAGGTTTGCACCTACAGGTGGTGCTGCTAGGCAAGGTCGTAGAGTTACAGGATTAGTTGAAGAATAAACCTTGACATACTATATATAGTGGTATAATTAAATTGTCGCATAGTGGTAGTCTGCGAATATAAATTGACTCTGCACTCTCCAGCTTATTACTGGCGTGTAAGCTGCGTATTACAAATCGCCTAGTATCTGAATAGCCGAAAGTGGCTGACAATTTTTGTTATTCTAAATTATTTTATTTGTCGCCTATCACATCATTATCCCAAGGGTGATGTAGATGTAGAAAACTTGGAGTAGGAGAAATAATGGAAAACGAAGTAGAAAATACAGTAGAGGATATGCAAGAAGATAATAATGCGATTAAGCAAATGCGTGAGCGTATTAAAGAGCTTGAATCAGTAGAGAAAGAATATAAGTCTGTACAGATGGCTAACGCTATTAAAGATGCAGGTTTTGATCCTGAATCTGGTGAGGGTAAAGCACTTAAAGACTTGTATAAAGGTGAGTTACAAGCAGATGCTATAAAAGAGTTTGCTTCTAACTATGGTTG